GAAGTGGTATCCCAGGCGTAACCCTTCAGCGCGAGGCCGAAGTCATAGTCGGCCTGCATCGTGGTTTCAATGCGGTTCTTGCCGTTGCTGGTCTCGATGTTGGTAATCAGCGAGGAACCGTCATAGACCACCGCAGCGCCAGCCACCAGGCCCAGCACCTTGACATCCGCGCCAGTACCCGACTCACGCAGGGCCGGGGCGTCAGTGACCACCACGCGGCGGCCCAGGATGTCCACGACCTGCACGCCCGAAGCCACGAACAGGCGCTCGGTGTTGGTCAGGTTCTGTCCAATCAGGCTGTGGTACTGCGTGCCGTCCATCACGTTGGCAACGATCATCTGCGACATATCGCCAAACTTCGCGTGGGCGAGGTTCATGTCGGCGTAAGTCAGCGGGCCGGTGCCGGTATCCCACTTGGCGTCGGCCTGGGCCTCAATCGCAGCCACCAGCGCGGCAATGGCGCTGTTGAGCTGATCCTTGAGGATCGCTTCGGCAAGGTTGCGCGAGATGACCTCGACAGCCTCGGCGGGCGACTTCTGTACCCACGAAAGCTGACCCGGCTCCCACAGGATCGGGCCGAAGCCACCGGCAACCTTGACGCCCACAGCCTGAAGCTGGGCGAGCGAGGTCGGGGACGCGGTGCCGTTGGAGGCGTAGCGGTCAACGCGGCGCTGGGCGGCGTGAACCGACGCCCAGAAGTTTTCGTAACGGTAATCACCCTCAAAGCCCTGCTGGGTGAGCTGGATAGCGCCCGCCGAAGCGGCGTTGAACTTGTCAACCATCTGAGCGAGGGTTTCAATCGTCGCAGACTGAACCTGCGCGTTAAACACCTTCATGTTGGAAAGAGCCATGTGTTACTCCGTAAGATTTGGCATGGAGGCATTGATTGCGGCGATACGTTCTTCTTTCGTACCGCCCCAATTGCCCTTGGGTTTCTGTTCGCTAGGCTTGCCGGATGGGCCAGCGCCGCCACCGCTACCGTCAGGCGCGGTCACAAAATGCTTGCCCTCATCACCAGCAGCCCACTCTTTGACGAAATCGGCCAGCGCCTTATCGCCTACCTTCGGAGCCTTAACCTCTCCGTCCGCGACGATCTGCACCTGACCCGCGAGCATGGCCTTAGCCGCTTTCTGGTGGACGGGGTTAATCACGCCCGCCTTAACCAGCGCATCGCTCAAGCCGTTGTCAACCAGCAGCTTTGAAGTGAAACCCTCCGCTTCCGCAGCGCGAGCGTTTGCGGCCTCAAGGTCTTTCGCGGCCTTGTTCGCCGCCTTGGATACCTTGTCGAGTTCAGCCTTTAGCTGATCCCGCTGGGCCTCGACTTCCTGAAGTTCTGCCGGGTCAATCTGCTGGCCCTTTTGGGCGTTCTTCAGCTTCCCAAGCAGTTCGTGGTTCTTGGCCTTCAGGCCCGCCGTCGCATCCTCCACCGCCTCCGCAACCGCAGCGGCAATGGCCTCTTTCACTTCCTTGCTATCCAGTTCAATGCTCATGTTTTGTCCCTTGGACATTGCGGGCCTGGCCCAATAAAAAAGGCCCGCCATAAGCGAGCCTCAGAAAAAAGCCCCGCGAGTGCAGGGCTTTAGATGAACTTGGTTTAGTAGCTGCCGATCCTTACTGGCGGCGGCAACTTGGCTTCACAGTCGCGCTTCCTGTCGGGGGCAGGCTCGCGGTCTGGAAGTAGGTTGTAGGTGCAGCAGTAGCGCGTTACCGGGGTAAAGAGTAGTTGGCCCTTGACCATGAATCCCATTTTCCCGGTGTAGCCGCCCAGCGCGTTCTTCCCGTTGACCGAACCGCAGGCCACCCGCCCCTCACCCTCGCCAATGATGGTGATGTCCCCGAACTTGGCGCTTTCTGGGTCTTTCATCACCGCCGCAATCTCGCGCTTTAGCGTGGCCTCTTGGCCGCAGCCCGTCAGCAGCAGCAATGCAACTAGGGCGATCCTCATTCCGCTGGCCTCCCGCAATGGATACAAACCCAATGAACGGTCGTGCCTTCGGACTTGACCACCCGGCCCTTGCGCCGGACCAGCCCTGTTGCCGCCTTCACGAACGTCCTTGATTGCACCGGACAGCGGCAGACCACCAGCGCCTCGCTAGAGGGCGGCGGCTTGCTTCCTTGGACTAGCTTTAACCGGGGCATTGGCCCGGATATTACCCGAACTTGGCCCGGAGTTCAGGAAGCGACAGGGGTTGGCCCTTGCCGTCGTAAAAGTCAGGCAGTTTAAGCCCCTGCGACCGCAGCAGACGACCCCGAGCCGGCCCCAATACCTCGTCCTGGCGCTCAGGCGATTGCTTGAGGAGCCATTGGCCGAAGTTCATCTCAGCAGGCACTTGGCCATCCATGCTGGCCCGCGTACCCGCCCCAATCTCGTCAACATCAAAGCCCAGCTCGCGCCAGGACTTAGTAACCGGAACGTCCGTGGATCGGCAGTTGAAGTGCAGCCTGCCCGGCCCTTCCAGCCACGGGATGCTGTGGCCGATAGGCTCTAGGGTTTCGGCGTCATATTCCAGCCCGTCCCGAATGGCACATTCCGGCGTGGTCTTGCTATCGAGCGTAGAAACCCACTGGACGGCCTTAACCAAGTCCTTGTTAGCCTTCACGAACTCACGCCGGGCGGTCTGCGCGGTGTGGCTCAGGGCGGTCTGCACCACCGCCGCCAGTTCCCGGCGAGGGCGGTTTAGCAGGCCATCGGCGTAGTTCAGAGCCCGGGTTCCCCGGATGCCCTTGATAATCTCTGCCGTGGTCTGGCCTTCCACGAAGCCCACCCGGATCGCATTGCGAATCAGGGTCATGCGGGACGCTTCCACGTTAGCCGCCCAGCCCTTGAGCAGACGGCCCTGAAACGGCCTAGAGAGCGCCGCAGCGTAGACCTGCTCAGATGACACCCCCGCGACCGGGAAAGTGGCTTGTACGACCGCAGGGACGGCCTTGGTGAGCGCCTGACGCTGTGCCAGCGCCTCGACCTCGGCCAGCCCCTCCATTTCCTCCCGAAGCTGCTCAAAAACAGCCCGGTAAGCCTCGGCGTTGGTCTGCAAGGCCCGCGTGGACTTGAGTAGGGCTTCCAGTCGCTCGACCGTGAACTGGCTCGGTTCAATCCGCATCAAGGCTTCGGCCAGTTGCGCCGATAGCCTCGCATCGGAACGGTTCAGGACAGCGGTTAGCCGCCGAACCACGCCAGCCGAATAGCGCCGAAGGTCTACCTCATGGTCAACCGCAGCGTCTAGCAGGCGGGCGTTTACGCTCACGATACGTCGTGGGTCACGCCAACAGCACCCGAACTCACGGGACGGGACAGCCGGAAGATGCCGGGGCCGTTGACCGCCTGCGAACGGTTGCCGTCGTGCAGGGTGTGGACGGTGTAATACAAGCCATCGTCGCCCTTTGCCTGGATATGCACGACACCGTGCAGCGGGATAACGCCCAGCGTCCCCTTTAGGACGAACGGGACGGCAGCGCCAGCCGCAATCGTTACATCAGCCGAAGTCGCCGCGCCCGAGCCGATGGCAAGGATTTCAGTGAAAGCCATTAGGGTTGTTCCTCGTTATCTTCGGGCATCTGGCCCAACATGCCCGGTGGCGGGCCTTCTTCTTCCACTAGGGCCAGCTCGGTATCCGCGTCAATATCCTCACGCAGCTCACCGCGCCGCTGAAGCTCGGCAATGGCGGTGGCCTTGGAGATAAGCCCGCCCTGCTGCATTGCCAGCACCAACTGGCCAGAGGCATCGCTAAGCGTGGCCTCGCCAAAGTCCTTGTAGACCGTGCAGGTGCCGCCACTTCCAAGGCGTGCGAAGTCGGCGGTGAACTGCAAGGCAAGGTCTATGGAGTCCTCAAACATCTCAGCCATGCGCTGAAGGTCGCACTTGTTGGCCTCGGCATCGTTGGCCGACTCGGTGGCGCTGCGGTCGCCGGGCTTCTTTACCAGCAGCTCCGCGCCCGCCTGAATCATTTGTTCCTCAAGGCGAATCAGCGATTCCGCGCCCGCCTTGATAGCCGCGCCCGAATGCTCGACAAACTTCAGGTCAGCGCCAACAGGGAGGCGAACCGCCGTGGACGCGCCAACGGAAATCTGCCAGTCCTCGTCATCAATGCCCACGCCAGCCAATATCGGCACCCGGGCGACATGCTCAATCGTGTCTTGGTCGGACTGGCTCTGCCAATGCTTGATGTTCAGGAAGGCAAGGTCTAGCAGCGGCGGCTTACCGTACATGAAGCCTTCCCGACGACCGTAGACCGGCGCAAACGGGATTTCCCTAAGCGTGGTTCGGCCCTCGCGGTAAAGCGCCCATGAACCGTTCTTGCCGGTTTCGCGCCACAACTGCCAGCCGCCCGGATACAGCACCCGAACCTGTGCGACATGCACCGTGCCGAAGTCGCCGTCCGGTTCCTCAACCGATTCCATCAGCCGCAACTGGCTAAGACGGGGCTGGCCGTTCACCATGTCCGTGCGCCAGCCGAGGATCTGATCGTGCTTGATCCGCACCCAATAAGGCCGGATGCCCTCGGCCTCGACCTGGGCCACCGTGCGCGGCTGGGGAGGCAGGACGTTACCGGCCCCGTCCCGCACCGCCGTATCGGGATAGTCCACAAGGATTCCGCAGAACCCGTAAGCGACCGCCTCATCGAACAGCTCAGACGCAAAGGCGTGAAGGTTCACGCCCATGCGGTCAATGTTCTCAGCCCAGCCCACGATCTGCGCCGGGACATCCTCATTCAGCACCAGCGGCTTGCTGAACGGCTTGCCGCCCATCACCGTTGCGGTGCGGCGGTAGGCCGGGAACAGGGTCGCCGTGGCCAGCCGCGCTTGATAGCTGATGTTTTCCTCGTTAGGCCACTTAGGCAGGAAAGCCACGCCACCGGCTCGCATGGCCGGGGTGCCTTCCTGCAAAGCCTCTAGCGCCGGATACAGCTTCGCCAGCGCCGCTACCTGCTCGGATTGTTCGTTTACAGCCAGTGGCATGGGTTATATCCGCAACGGTTGGACAAGGGCGATTCGCTTAACGATGGGGAACTCGGCATGGATGTAGTAGCCGCCCGCATCGTTGGCGTGGTCGTGGCCGGTTGATTTGTCCGGCTCACCTTGCTCATTCCAAGCCTGCTGCTCTAGCGAGTCCGCGTAGGTCGGGCAGGCATCGGAATTGACAAAGTATCTGCGCTCGCCCTTGGCGTTGCAGAACATGGCGCACATGGCGTTGATTCGATCTTTAACTGGCGGGTTACTGGCCGGTGCCTTGACCTTGAAGCCCGCCGCCTTGAGCAAAGCGATATCGGTAGTGGAGGCCATTACCGACTTTCGGCTATCGCCTGAGCTATCCGGGTACACAAGGATTTCGCGGGTCTTGACCCAATCCCCGTCCCGATAGTCCCAGAACCGTTCCCGCAGACGCCGGATCATGTCTGGCGTGTCATAGCCGTCAATCATTTCCTCGACGGCGTGAGGCTTACCATCCCGCAGCACATGGACAATCGCGGCCATCTTGCCCACGTTGAAGTCCATGCCCACCCGGATAGGCTCGCCGGGCCTTACCACCTCGACGCTGCCGTTTAGGCGGCGGTCGTAAGTGTGGTAGACCGTGCCAGCCGTCAGGTTGACGAACTCGCCATCTAGGTAAGCGGCGATCAACTGCGGGGGGTAGGACGCCAGCAGGCCGGGGATGTAGTCATCCGGCAGGTTGGCTTCGTTGTCGAACGTGGACGCCTGTACCAGCCCGTAGAGGTTGGCTAGCTCAGGCTTATCCCTAACGGCCTTCTTGAACTGCCGCCAGGTGAACTTAAAGCCCTCGGGCGTAGTCGCCACCCCGGCCCCGTTCTGACCATCAAACCCCAGTCGCAAGCGGGCAATGATCTTGCGCCAAGCCTGTTCGGCCTTTCGCATCGGGAGGGTGTCTAGCTCGTCTACGTCAGCCCGGGCGATCTTGAAGCCCACGATAGAGTCGGGCTTTTCCATGCTTCGGCAGATGGTCGTGCCGCGATAGACTCGACCGCTGTAGAAGTGGACTTCCTTGTTTACCTCGGCAATCTTCGACCCGCNANCCCCAATCGAAGGCCACTTCCTCAATCGTCGGGTAATAGATATCCCGAATCTGTGGGTACGTCGGCGCGAAGTAGCCTCTATGCGCCCCCCGGATACTCCCAATAGTGCTTGCAGGCGTCAGCGCAAATAGCCCAGGTCTTGCCTGAGCCAAACCCGGCAACGTATGCCTTGTATTTGTGCGGCAGGGCGAGGAACTGCGCCTGCGGTACGTTAAGGTTCGGCACGCTTTCGGGCGTCCGTAACCGTCACTTCCACCTTGACCGGCTGGGCGGCGTCTGAGTCCTCGCCCGCGTCCTTGTCCAGACCCGCTAACTTAGCCTTGCCTAGCGTAGCGGCAGCCATAGCCGAAGCCTGGCCGCGCTCTTTGCCCACTTGGCGGGCTTCCTCTAGCTCCGCAATCAGGCTGGCGATGGTGACGTTATGGGTGGATGTAACCGCCTGCCTAAGCTCGGCAATCCTCCCCGCTATCGCCCCGTTACCGAATAGCTCGTTTGCCCGCTTGTTGACGGTTTCTGGCTTCATGCCGCTGGCGTCATACGCCTGGCGGTAAGCCTCGCTAGCGTTGCCGGTTTCAATGTACCGCTGGCAAAAAGCCTCTTGCTTGATCGTTAGACCGGCCATTGGCCGCGCTCCTGCGGCCTTGCCGCTTATTCCTATGCCTTACCTGAAGGCCAGGATGAAGGCGTAAATGATTGTCGCCAACGCGCCCAGGGCTGCGCCAACAAGTAGGCCCGCGATAAAGATTCCAAGGCAGGACATTAGTGCTGGGTTCCTTGTTTGTGCTTCTTGGCCGTCAGATAGGCGCGTTCCAGCAGATCCGGCACCACATCCGAAAGCTCCTCGGCATAGCCGACGTATGAATGGCCGCGACCGACCAGTATCACCACGCAGGCCATCCCGTCTAACGCCCGGTTTCGGACGAACTCAATGGCCTCGCCCTCAACCTCGACCACCTCGGCGGCGTTAAGGTCTTTCATTTGCAAGCCACCGCTTCGGCCTGATCGGCCAGGACTTCCTTTAGCTGCTCATGGCTCAGGCTGCACCCGACTAGCTGCTCGGT